GGGCTCGCAGGGCTGGCGGCTGAACCCTGACACATGATCTTGGGGATGCGGAATATCGCGGTCTGGGGCGGGCCATCGTGGGATGAGATGGCGGTTATCCGCGGGTTTTTCAGGGTGCGCGGGGCGCCCGCAGTCTGAGGCGCAGGTTTTGGAATTGGGGCCTCGGCGGGCGATTTCGCCACATGATTTTTGACATCGCCCTTTTTGAAGGGCCGGCCCTTTAGGGGCCTTCAGGAGTCCTTCAGGACCCCTTCAGCGGGCGCGGGGGTGACCACCAGGTTGAGGGTGGCGCCGGCGGCGACGTGGATCGTGATGTGGGCTGGCGCGGGCGTGCCGGGGGCGGCAATCGGCGCGGCCAGCTGGGCAGCGAGGCCGGCCTGCAGGGTGGGCTTGCGGGGCGGAGAGGCGGGCATCTGGCGTTCCTGGCAGGCGGCTGCGGGAGTGAGAACATATACCGAACGTGACGCGCCTTGTCACGGATTGATATCGGTGCCCGGCAACCCCACAGTGCCTGCTACGCCTTGTTTTCCGCCATTTCCGAGAGATTGTCGTAGAGCACCACGGTGAGGTGCATGGTCAGGCGGCGATCCCCATGGGCGCTGGCCAAAGCGCCCTCATAGGCATCGACAAGGCGGTCGATCTTGACGTTGCCGAACAGCCTGAAGGGCTCGGCCGGGGCGGCTGGCGGGGGCGAAGGCGGGCCTGGCCGCATGGGCCCGGACCCGGTGGCCAGCCATTCCAGGGGCACCCCGGTGGCCTCCGCCAATTGGATCATTGCCCCGACCCTCATTTCCCGGCCAGCGAGATACCGGTTCAGCGTGCTGAAAGGCATGCCGGCCCGCGCGGCCACAGCCTTGTTGCCACCGGACACCCTGACCGCTTGCTTTAGCCGCGCTGCACGTTCGGCGATTGCATGTTCGGCGCCGGAACCCGCAAGAGCCGGATCATCTTCGATTTCTGCTTGCATGTTCGCCATTTCGGCAATCTTTCCAACATATTGGCTAACTTGTATCGTGAAAGTACCTGTATGGCGAACATGCAAGCCAAAATGGCTTGTCATCCGCACGCCAATCGTGCAATCTTCTTCCCGAACGTGATCCACCCAAGACGCGCCGGACCTACCCGGCGCACCAGGAGCCTCGATGCCCAAGCCCCCAGACTGGCACGCGGAGGATATCAAGGCGGCCATCCGGAAAACCGGCGTCACCCTGACATCCTTCGCGCTGGCCCACGGGCTGAGCGAGAGCGCGGTGCGCCAGACCCTGCGTCGCCCCTGGCCGCGGGTGGAGGCGCTGATCGCCGGCCACCTGAAGCAAAGGCCGCAGGCCATCTGGCCCAGCCGCTACGACGCCCGGGGCCGCCCACTCTCGGGGCTGCACGCCACCGACAGGCCGGACCTTAGCGCCGGGCCGCCAATTTACCAACGTCAGAAAGACATCGCCGCATGAACAGGAATATTGCCCTGATCCCGCTGGATCAGATCGATGTGGGCCCGCGCCTGCGCATGTTGGACGAGGCGTGGGTGGAGCTGCTGGCCGCCAGCCTGGCCGAGCGCGGGCAGGATACGCCGATCACCGTCCGCCCTTCCGACGCGCCGGGCCGCTTCATCCTGGTGGCTGGCGGGCACCGCGTGGCCGCCGCCGAGATGGCCGGCCTGACCGCCCTGACCGCCTTCGTGACGGCCGCGACGGACGATGAGGCGACGCTGGCCGAGATCGACGAAAACCTGATGCGGCGGGAGCTTTCGGCGCTGGATCGCGCGGTGTTCCTGGCCACGCGCAAGGACGTCTATGAGCGCCTGCACCCCGAGACGGCGCACGGGAAAGCCAAGAAAAACAAGGCTCAAGAAAAGAGTGCAAGCTTGCACACTTTTCCCATGAGCTTCGCCAAGGCCACTGCCGCCAAGCTGGGGGTGGACCGCAGCAGCATCGCCCGAGCGATCGCCCGCGCCGCCATCCCGGCCGATGTGCGCGCGATGATCGCCAACCACCCGGTGGCCGATAGTGGCGCCGAGCTGGACCGGCTGGCGGGCCTGACCCCGGACACGCAGCGCAAGATCGCCGCCGCGCTGACCCGCGCCGAGGCGCCGGCGCGCAACGTGGGGGCCGCGATCACCGAGGTGGTGGGGCTGCCGCCGACCACGCCGGGCTATGACCAGGCGCGCGAGTTTCTGCGGCTGACCGAGGCGTGGCGCAAGGCCGGGCGGGGGGCGCGCCAGCAATTCCTGCGGCACCTGCAGGATCAGGGCGAGATCGCGCCGCAGGCGAGTGCGGCGGCATGAACGGCGAGTGGCACGATGAGCCCATGCCGCCGCTGCAGCCCTGGTGGCAGACGCTGCTGGGTGGCGTGATCGTGGCGATCGTGACCTTCGCGCTGATCTGGGTCGGCGCGGCGATCGCCGTGATCGCCGAGGGGCCGTGATGCCCGGCGCGGATCAACATGATCTGCTGGGCTGGACGCCGCCGCAGGCCACGCTGGCCTTCGAGGCGGCGGATGTGCGCGGCGCCACGCTGGATGCGCGGATCAGCCGCGCCGTGTCCGTCGCGCTGCAGGATGCCAAGGGCAGCCGCGCCACCATCGCGGCGCGCATGAGCGAGTATCTGGGCGAGACGATCAGCCGCGCCATGCTGGATGCCTATGCCAGCGTGGCGCGCGACCAGCACCGTATTCCCGTGGCGCGGCTGATGGCGCTGATCCATGCCACCGGCGACCGCCGGCTGCTGGAATTGCTGGCCGAGCCGATGGGCTGGGCGGTGATCGAGCGCCGCCAATTGCCGCTGATCCGCGCCGCCCTGCTGCGCGAACGCGAGGATGAGCTGCGCGCCGAGCGCAAGGCGCTGATGCGCGCCGCCGGGGAGCATCGCTGATGGGCCGCGAATGGTTTTCCGCCGCCGAATTGGCCGCGCTGGCGCTGCCCGGCATGCCGAACACTCGGCAGGGCGTGGCGCTGGCGGCCGAGACGCTGGGCTGGACCGTGGCCGAGGCGGAGGGGCGCACCTGGCGGCCCCGGCAGGGGCGCGGCGGCGGGTTGGAATTCCATGTCTCGGCGCTGCCGCTGGCGGCGCGGGCCAAGCTGGCGATGGGCGAGGCCGCGCCCGCGGCGCCCAGCCGCGAAGATGCGCTGGCCGCGATGTCCGATGAGGAAGCCTGGGCCTGGTATGAGCGCCAGCCCGAACACAAGAAAACCGAGGCGAAGCGCCGGCTGCGCGTGCTGCTGGCGGTGGAGCAGTTCGTTGCGCACGGCACGCCGCGCACGCCGGCCATCACGATGGTGGCGGCCGAGGGAAAGCTCAGCCGGCAGACGATCTACAATTGGGCGGCGCTGGTCGCGGCCATCCCGCGCGCGCATTGGCTGCCGCGCCTGGCGCCGCGCCATGCCGGGCGGCGGGAGGAGCGGGCGGAATGCCACCCGGCGGCGTGGGAGTGGCTCAAGGGGGTGTGGCTGCGCCCGCAGGCGCCGGATTTTGAGGATAGCTGGCGGCAACTGGTGCGCGTGGCCGCCGCGCAGGGCTGGGCGCTGCCCAGCAAGCGAACGCTGCATCGGCGGCTGATGGCGCTGCCGCTGACCAGCCGCGTGTACCACCGCGCCTCGCCCGAGGCGGTGAAGCGCATGCTGCCCGCGCAGCAGCGCGACCGCAGCGTGTTCCACGCGTTGCAGGCGGTGAACCTGGACGATCACAAGGTTGACGTCTTCGTGCGCTGGCCGGATGGCAAGGTGGGCCGCCCGCACCTGGAGGCGGTGCAGGACATCTACAGCGGCATGATCCTGGCCTGGCGGATCGACCGATCGGAGAACACCCAGGCCATTCGACTGGCGATCGGCGATGTGGTCGAGGAGTTCGGCATCCCCGAGCATTTCTGGTTCGACAATACCCGCGCGGCGGCGAACAAGGCGATCACCGGCGGGCAGCCGAACCGGTTCCGCTTCAAGGTTCGGGAGGAAGACCCGGCCGGCCTGATCGAGCTGCTGGGCGCCACCGTCCACTTCGCCACCCCGTATCATGGCCAAGCGAAGCCGATCGAGCGTGCGTTCCGCGAGGTGGCGGGCACGTGGGCCAAGGATATGCGCTTCGCCGGCGCCTACACGGGCAACAGCCCCATGGCGAAGCCGGCCGATTACGGCAGCCACGCGGTGCCGCTGGCGCAATTCATCGAGGTGATCGCCGAGCGGGTGACCGAGCATAATGCCCGCCCGGGGCGCACGAGCGCGGTGTGCGCCGGCCGCAGCTTTGCCGCGACCTTCGCCGAGAGCTATGCCGCCGCCGCCGCGCGCGGGCTGATCAAGAAGGCCGCGCCGGCGCAGCGCCACATGTTCCTGCTGGCGGCCGAGACGCTGAAAATCCGGCAGGAACAGCCGGCGCTGCACTTCCACGGCAACCGCTACTTTGCGGACTTCATGCTGGAGATGCCGGGCGCGCGCGTGGTGGCGCGGTTCGATGCGGATGCGCTGCACGCGCCGATCCAGGTTTATGACCTGGCCGGGCGGCATCTGGGCGAGGCCGAGTGCCTTGAGGCCGTGGGTTTCAACGATGTGGCCGCGGCGCGCGAATATGCACGCAAGACCAAGGCGAAGTTCCGCGCGATCCGCGACGTGGCGGAGATGGATGCCGGCATGAAGCTGGCGCAGGCCGCGGCGCTGCTGGAGCGGATTGAGCGCGCCGCGCCGCCGCCCGAGACCAAGGTGGTGCGCGCCGTGTTCCCGACCGCCGGCGCCAATGCGCTGAAGGCCGCGCCCGCCGAGCTTCCCGACGATCTGCCCGAGGCCACGCGGCAGAACGTGACGGCCATCAACCTGTTTTTCGGCGACCGACAGAGGGCGACGAAATAGGGGCCGGCCCGCGGCAACGGACCGACCCCAACGCACACCACACAGCGAGGGATTAGCATGCCAAGCGACACCACCACCAGCGCCGAGGATCGGGCGCAGCATGAGGCGGAGCGCGCCGACCTGGCCGCGCGGCTGATCAAGACCAAGACCGAGCGCGGCCTGACCTGGGACGCGCTGGCGGGCGAGGTGGGCGTGCCCGCCAGCACGCTGAGCCTGTGGGCCACGGGCAAATACCAGGGCCGCGTGGACACCCAGAACAGCGTGGTGCGCCGGTATTTCGACGCGATGGCGCATCGCGACACGATGGCGTTCGACGCGCTGCGCGAGGTGGCCTTCGTGGAGACGCCGAGCGCGCTGACCTTCCATGCCGAGCTGCGCAAGGCGCAATTCCTGCCGACCATGTCGGTGATCGTCGGCGCGCCGGGCGTGGGGAAAACCTACGCCGCCGAGGCGTATGCGGCCAGCACGCCGAACGTGACGATGATCACGGCGCTGGCCTGCCACCCCTCAGGCCGGTGGCTGCTGGAGGGGCTGGGCCGCGCGCTGCGGCTGACCGAGCGTGGCGGTTCGCAGCGGCTGGGCGCGGTGATCATCGACCATCTGCGCGACAAGCGCGCGCTGGTGATCGTCGATGAGGCCAACCATCTGAGCCCCGAGGCCATCGACATGCTGCGCGGCATCGTGCGCGACGGCGCAAAGTGCGGTCTGGCGCTGCTGGGCAGCCCGCGCACGATCAGCCGGTTCGAGGGCGGGAAGGACGCCGATTTCGCGCAGCTGCTGCGCCGCATCGGCGGGCGCATCAACCGCAAGGGGCCGGTGCGGCAGGATGCCGAGATGATCCTGGACGCCTACGGCGTGGGGGGCGAGGGCGTGCGAAAGCTGCTCCGCGCCCAGGCCGCGCGGCCGGGCGCGCTGGGGCTGATGTGCACCACGCTTCGGCTGGCGCAGATGCTGGCCGCCAGCAAGCGCGAGGCGCTGGCCGAGGCGCATATCGTGATCGCGGATGAGCAGCTGCGCGGGGTGGCCGAGTGATGGGCCAGCTCGACAATCTGCTGCGCGCCGCGGCGGCGACCTGGTGCGCGACGCCGGCGGAGTTGCGCGGGCGCCGGCGGCCGAAGCTGCTGGGACCGGCGCGGCAAGCCTTCGTGCTGGCGGCGGTGCGCGGCACGGCCAACAGCTATCGCACGATCGGCGCGGCGATCGGCCGCGACCATTCGACGGTGATGACCGCGGAGAGCATCGCGCGGCAGCGCGAGGCGCGCGACCCGGCCTTCGCGCGGCGCGTGGCCACCCTGACGGAGGCACTGTGATGACCCATTCCCTCAGCACCCGGCTGGCGATGATCGCCGGCGGCATCCAGCACGCGGTGGACACGGGCGCGCGGCTATCGCCCAGCGATGCGGCGCGGCTGCACGCCGAGCTGCTGACCTGCGCCGCGCTGGCGCGGACGATCGAGGGCGAGATCGCCGAGCGGCAGCGGCGTGCGGTGGAGATTTCGCGGGCGCTGGCCCCGGCGCTGGGCATGCTGGAGGACGCGCCATGAGCCGCGCCAGCACCGCCCTGCTGCACCGCCGGATCGCGCGGCTGGAACGCGCGATCGACACGCTGCGCGACCAGGCGCCGCCGGTGCCGCCCAGCATCGCCCGCGTGGTGGATGCGGTCGCCGCCGATTTCGGGCTGACGCGCGACGATCTGCTCTGCGCGCGGCGGGCACGCGCGGTGAGCCTGCCGCGCCAGGCCGCGATGCTGCTGGCGCGCCGCCTGACGCATCACAGCCTGCCCGCGATCGGCCACGCCATCGGCCGGCGGGATCACACGACGATCCTGTACGGCATCCGCCGCATCGAGGCGGCCGAGCAGCAGGACCCCGCGCTGGCCGCCCGGCTGGCGGCGATTGCCACCCGCATCCGACAGGAGAGACGCGCATGAGCGCCGCCACCAAACCCACGCGCAGCAAGCGCCCCGCCGCCGGCGTGCCGGTGCCCAGCGACTTTGCCGGCGCGAACATCCTGATGACGCGCATCGGCGCCATCCAGCGCGACTTGGTGGTGATCCAGGGGGCGCTGGACGAGACGGTGGCCGCCGCGAAGGCACGCGCCGAGGCCGAGGCGAAGCCGCTGAGCACCGAGATGGAGGCGCTGACCAAGGGGCTGCAGATTTGGGCGGAGGCCAATCGCCCGGCGCTGACCATGAATGGACGGTCCAAAACCGTTCAAATGGGTTCAGGCGAGATCGCATGGCGCCAGCGCCCGCCCAGCGTGCGCATCCGCGACGCTGCCGGCGTGCTGGTGGCGATCGCCCGGCTGGGCCTGGATCGGTTCATCCGCCGCAAGGAGGAAATCGACAAGGAAGCGCTGCTGCGGGAGCCCGCGGTGGCGGCCAACATCCCCGGCGTGACGATCGGCAGCGCGGGCGAGGATTTCGTGGTGACGCCGGCGGCGCTGGCGCTTTCCGAGGGGAGGCGGGCATGAGCTGGCGCCGCATCGAGCCCCGCGCGAAAACCCGCGTCGCATCCCAGCGCGACGCGGTGGCGATCGGCATTAGCGCCGGTGGCGGGCATCGCGTGCCCTGCATCTCCATCACGCTGCGTCGTGACATGCTGGGCCGGCCGGCCCTGCTGGCGGATGGCGCGCGCGTGAGTGTGCTGTGGGGCGAGGGCGACCAGGCCGGCTGCATCCGGCTGGAGGCGGGCGAGGATTTCGCCATGTATCGCCCCGGGGGCAAGCGGCCGGCGCCGGACGTGCTGGTGCTGCGTTTCCCGGCGCCGGCCGGCGTGGCGGCCAGCGCCCGCGCGCCGCATCCGGCGGCCTATTTCCGCGCCGGCGATGCGCTGGAAATCACGCTGCCGGCCTGGGCGCAGCCGGGCCTCCTCTCGGCCAGCGCTTCTCCCGCCAGCACGGGCAATGCCACGCCGCCGGCGCGCGCGCAGGCGCTGGCGGCGATCGCGGCGGCGGATGCGCGGCGGCGGGCCGGCAAATGAGCCTGTCGGTCGCGATCCGCCAGCGCGGCGGCTGCGCCGCGCCGTTCGGCCTGCGCGCCGATCTGCGCGCGCTGGATACGGTGCTGATCACGCTGGATCACGGCCATGTCGGCGATCGGCGCCTGGATGCGGAGATCTACGCCGCGCTGGGGTGGGACGTGGATTGCGGCCCGCGCGCGCGGCTGGACGATGGCGCGGCGGTGGCGCGGCGCCGGCTGGGCTGGCGCTGCCGCAGCCCGCTGGCCGCGGGGTGGGAGGTGCTGCCGCAGCCGACCCTGGATGTGGGCGCCGCGGCGCGGCTGGTGCCGTGGCGCTGGAGCTGGTGGTGCGGCGTGATGGATGGGCTGCCGCGCGCCTGGTGCCGCGAGGATGTGGCGCGCGCGGGCCGCATGCCCCGCTACGCGGAAACGCAGCGGCTGACCGTGGCGCTGAGCCTGACGGTGGCCGCGCTGCATGCGCATCGACAGATCATCCTGCAGGAGATGGGGCATGAGTGAGCGTGAGAGTGGCGCGGTCTATGCCGATGGCTGCGACGTGTTCGTGGCACCACGCATGGGGCTCTATGGGTGGGATCTGGGCTACAAGCTGGCGTCCTGCGACACCGCGTGGGACGCCACGGCGATCGCGTGGCGGTGCCGGCACTTCGTGCCGCTGCTGAATGCGGCGGAGGCGATGCTGCACGCCACCAGCACCGAGGCGGCGCAGGCCGAAGCCGCGCTGCGCGCCATCGTGCGCGCCTGCCGCGAGGAGGGCCCGACCCGTGGCTGAATTCACCACGCTGGAACTGGCGATCGAGGCAGGGCGTGAGGCGCGGATGCGCCAGCGCGTCTATCCGGGCTGGGTGGCCAAGGGGCGCATGAGCCAGGGCGAGGCCGATGCGCAGATCGCGAAAATGAAAGCCATCGCGGAACGCCTGACCGCCGAGGCAGCGCGCGACCAGGCGCAGGAGCGACTGCTGTGAGCAACCCGCAGATGATCCATGATGTTTTGGTCAATTGTCATCAGGATTTGGTCGCGGTCGAAGCCGCCCTCCGTCTCGTCCACAACGCGTTAGCGCAAGACGGGCCGAAAAACGAGATTGACTGGAAAGCATGCGCGGGTGCGATCCACTTGGCGTGCTTTGCAGTCGCGGAGGTGCATATCAGCGTCGGACGCTCCAGCCTCCACGTGCTGGCGATGGCCGATGAGTAGCGCCCCGTTCCGCCGCCCCGGCCGCCAGCCGGTTGCCGCCGCCGAGGCGCGCACCCGGGCCATGCGGCAGAAATGCCAGATCGCGCGCAAGCAGTTGCGCCTGGATGAGGACACCTATCGCGACGTGCTGCGCCGCGTGACCGGCCAGGCCAGCAGCACCGATTGCGGCCCATCCCAGCTGGATGCGCTGCTGGCGGAATTCCGCCGCCTGGGGTGGAAGCCCGCACGCGGCGGCAAGGCCCCCAGCGGCAAGCCGCAGGTGCGCAAAATCTACGCGATCTGGCGCGGCCTGGCGCCGTACGTGGAGGATGCCAGCGACAGCGCGCTGCGCGGCTTCGTGCATCGCCAGACCGGCCGCGACGCGCCGGAATTCCTGACCGCGCCGGAGGCGAACAAGGTGGTCGAGGGCATGAAGGCATGGCTGGCGCGCGTGCGCGCCAAGGCGACGGCGCCATGAGCGTGCGCGAGCAGCTGCTGATCGCCGCCGAGCGTGAGGCCGCGACACTTACGGCCGCCATGCAGGACCTGGCCGCCGAGCTGGCCAGCACCGCGCAGCATGCGGTGCTGATCGAGGGCGAGCCGTTCGCCTGGCGCGAGGCGATGTTCCACGCGCGCGATGGCCGCCGCCTGCGCTTGTCATTCCTGGTCGAGGAGGCGTCGGACGATGAGTGACCAAATGCTGGGCCGCGATCCGGCCGACGCGGTGCGCCATGTGGCGCAGATGATCCACATCTGCACGCCGGACACGGTGGTGGTCTGCCGGGACAAATGGGCCGCCGCGCTGCGCGCCGCCGCCACGGC